AACGATTCGCCCATCATCAAGGTAAATCGTGTTCTCCTGCAGCCAATCCAGCAACTCCGCCTTCTCTTCCCTGCCGGCGAGCCGTTCGGCGGCGTCCGGCAGGGGGACGCTGAGGGCGGGCATCGGACAACGCAGCCGCGCCCAAGCTGCCGAGACTTCCAGGGAGTCGTAGTCCTCGGACCCTTTCCGCCCGGAGTGCCGGAATAGGTGATCGATCTGCGCGTCTCGCTCCTCCAGCGCCCCCCGCAACTCGACCACGAGCGCGGCGAGGGCGTCGCGCTCGGCTTCGCAAGCCAGCCAGCCCCGCCGCAGCGAATCAATCTCCGTCATCAGCGATACCTTGTCGTGGTCGATACTCATCGCCCCACCTCCGCTTCTTTCCAAGCCGCCACAACCTCACCCCGTGCCGCCGCAGCCGCCGCATCAAACCCGGCGCGGAACCGGGCCTCGCCTTCCGCCAGGGCGAACAACGCGCGGCTGATGGCACCAACCGCGACGCTGAGCCACAGGATGCAGTGATACAGCCCATCGCGCCCGGTGGTGCGGTGGCGGAGGAAGGGGAGCATTAGGGCGGCGAGGGCGAGGAGGGCTAGGAGGGGGGTCATGCGATACCTGCCCTTAGCCGCTTGGCCGCTTCTTCGGGAGTGCACTTTACCATAACAAAATTCCCGTATCCCTCCCCGTTGGAAACAAGAGATAGGCAGCTAATGCCTTCCTTTACGGCTTCATGTATTGCGATCACGTAAGCAGGATTAATCAAAACCCGCAATTTAGGTTCTTGCTCAAATTCAACTAAAATCATTTCCCTCTCCTTCCTCCGCCCCGTCCCATTCGGACGGGGGTTGTGTTTCGTCGAGCCAGTGGTGGTACAAGCTGGCGTAGTCGTGGCGGTCACTGGTGGGGATGTCGTCAGAATCCGGCAACGTCACTACCGAACCCTCCGCCGCTGGTGTCGCTGGCCTGCCGAGGAGCACGAGACAGAATCACGTCCAGGTCACCGTCGCCAAGGTCTTTCACTTCACTGCGCTTCGGCGGGTCGATATGGTTCACCCACTTCACCACCAGCTTCGATTGCTCCTTGTACGTCTCGGTGCCGGTGGTAAATCGGCAGCGTTTCTCATACAAGGCCTTTGTCGGGTCTGCAAAGAACGCCCGGTCTTGCGCCTCGATCGGGATCTCGAACGCTTCCGCGATCCGCTTTTGCGTTGCTGCTTGCGCGGCGGGCGTCAACCACAGCCGCGTGTCAATCCAGCGCTTGTTCCCTTCCTCCCATCCGAGCGTCGGGTCAACCGGCGAAGCAAGGCGCAACTTGAGCGCGTATTGCTTGCTGCCGTCGTTTTTCTCGATGACTTCCGTCCGCGCGCCGAGGACGAACCCGCAGTACTCGACATCGGGCGCAAGGTTACCGCTGTTCTTCAATTCCATATCGGACATTACTGGGCTACCTCCGCCGTCTTCGTGACTTCAGCCAACTTCTCGGCTAGGCTCGTAACGACCGAAGCCTGCGCCATACGCGATTGAGTCTCCTCGACCACGGCCGGGATAAGCGAATCGCTCACGTCCACCGCCGCGCCACCAGCGACGTCGTTCGCGTGGAACGAATGGAACCGCGTCAGCATCCGGGCGTACAGCATCTCCTGCCCGAACGTGTCATAGGTCCCCTTTGCGTCGGCCTTGGCGTCCTTACCCCGCGCCTTCTGCACCAGCCCGGACTTCATGGCGTCATCGAAGGTGTACTTGATCTTCAGCGGCTCGCCCGCGTGAGTCGTCATCGGTTCGCCGTTGAAGTAGAAGGCGTACTCGCACGACTTGTCAGTGTGCTCGACTACCTTCCAGTTGTAGCCAGCGCGACGAAGCAGGACGGCGCGGCCCTTGTAGTGGAGAGCCGGCGTCAGGATCTGCCCTTGTGGGATCAAGTGGATGAACTGGAGCGATTGGGCTTCGTTGAAGCCGTAGTCGCGACCGTACATATACTTCAGTTCGATGGCCGGCGCGGGGATGCCGAGGGCCATGCTTCGGCGGTTTGCCTCGAAGGCGTCGATGCGAAGTTGATCTGCTCGCGACTTCAATGTTGCGTCGGTAATGTCGTCTAGCAGGCTTCGCGTAGGCTGCGCCTGCGCCACCGGCTGCGCGGCTTGAACCGCTTCTACTAACGGACTTGCTTGTGTTGCCATGGTTATTCTCCTTCCCCGTTACGCCGGGAACACGCGAAATGGACGGGACACGGAAGGCTTAACAACGGCCTCGTATACGTCCGGGAACTTTGCCTTGAGCGCCTTGGAATCGACGCGCATTGATGTCTGGGGCTTACAGAGGACACGGAAGCCAGGAGCCATCGCTCCGGCCCGGTCGCCGAGTAACCCCATCGCTTCGGCCTTCACGCTATCCATAGCGTCTTCCGCCTCGTCGCGAACCTCACGAAGCTGCAGGTACTCCTGAGCCAAGTCAGCCAGCGCCGGGATCTCGGCGTCGGTATCGTCGGCGTCTACCGATTCGAGCAACGCCACGCCTTGGCACGAATGCCGCCACTCGCAGGACTGGCAGCGCTTATCGGACACCGGCAAGCGGTCGGGCTCGCCTTCACCTTGGACCATCGCCCAGAACTGCGCCACCATCTCGCGAACCAGATCGAACGCGGAGGCGTCGAAGTGAACCTCGAAGTGATCGAACCGCCAGTTGCTCGGTTCAAGAATCGCGAACGCGCCCCACTTGTAACCGGCGTGTCCCATGTACCACTGGATTTGCAGTTGGTACGAGAGCGGCAAGCCTTCCTTCTGAAACTTGCGGAAGTTGCGCTCGTTGGCCGACTTCGTTTCGAGTATGCCAGGGCCGCGCGGGTCGTTCAGAATGATGCGGTCGGGTTGGCCGATCTCGTAGTCTTTCTCGCCTTGGATCGTCTTCCGCCGCCGCACGGTGTTGCCGGTCTTCGCGGTGTACTCCTCGACGATCAGCGGTTCCAGTTTCGTGCCTCGAATCAGGTGGCCCTTAAACTCGATGGCGTAGTCGGGTTCGATGCCGCGCTTCTGATACCAGAGCTTTCTGGCGCATCCGTATGGCGGCGCGTTCACTACGCTGCCGATGTCACTCCCTCCGATGTGTTTGGTGCGATCCATGGCTACTCTCCGGTGGCGAGGAAGTGGTCGATGCGCTCGACGGTCAATTCCGCTCGCCGCTGCCAATTGAAGGTCGTCACATGGCGCGAGTAAAACTGACGCGGCCATTTATCTGCGTAGAACAACAACTCCGCCTGTTCGTGGGTGATCCCAAGAAAACGGCGTCCGCGGTTTTTTACTGGATCGTTGCTACTCAGCTCGCGCTTCAACGACCCATCAGCCCGAAACGCTGTACCCCGCTCCCCGTCGACAGCCATCAGCCAGTCGCAAAATCCAGCGATGCAGCCGACTGTTCCGCAAGGAAATCGCTCGTCCTCCGCCGCAAACCAACTCATATGGAAGCTTTGCGGGTTCGCCAAAATCGCCGCCTTAACTCGCTCAAAATTTTCCAGGTTCATATCAATCCTCCAGACAATACGGGGCCGCTGCGCTGTTTCCACTCAGCGCCGCTTCGTTGGTTTGGCCCCGATGGACCGGCCTAGGGTTCCACGCTTTCCACAGCGCACGAATTCGGTTAGCGACTCAACGGCGGGCGCCTCCTTTTTCGTAAGTTAGGCCGATCTATCCGGGCCACGCCGGATTAGTTCCAAAACTGCAAGATATTGCCACACAGCGACGCCAGGAAAAACCAGAGCAGGGCGTCGGCCCAGCGCTCGGAACGACGAAGGCGATGCGCTAGATGTCGCGTGCAGTGTTCGGCGTAGGCATTGCGCCAGCGGATAGCTTCCTTGATCGCCAACTGTCTATCTTCGGCGGGTAGCACCGCGGTTGCGTCAAACTGCGCCGCGCGGGATTCGAGTTCGTCTTTCCATGTCCAGTTCATAGTGTTTTCCTCGGGATTCCCCACCCTCCGGCTAGCCGAAGCCAGCCGGGCCGGGTCGGGTGGGGTGTCAACAGTTACGTTCGCTACTTAATCCTCTACTCCTTGAAAAAATAAGAATGCCCGTTTACGCTGGGCGCGTGGCGTGAAGCCAAGCCGGGGCAAGCGGCCCCCGCTTCGGTTCACGGCTTGTGAAACGCCGCGCGAAGTATGGCGTAGGCGAGTAACTGGAGAATCACAACATCCCAACGAAACCACTGCTTGTGCTTGCACGCCTGATATCCGCTCTGGCCAAACAGAAAGCCTACTGTTGTCACTACCAGCAAATACACCACTTCACTTTGCACGCTTCCCCTCCTCCTTCAACGCCAACCGCAGCTTCTCCTGCTCGTTCCGCTCCTCGACCACCACCGCGCCGATGCGAATGTAGTGCTCGATCATGGCCTTGGCCGTGGCTTGGGAGTCGATGGCGCGGCGGGTCACTGGCGCACCTGCCAGGCGAGTTGCAGGCCCACCGCAGCGTTGAACACCAGCACTGCCGCAACCCCGCCGAACGCCATCCGCTCAAATAGGTACAGGTGCGGGGTCGCCAAGGCGTGATACCCGCAGGAGACGCCACCGGCAAGCATGGCGAGGGCGACGAGGGCGACCACCGCCGCCGCCTTCACCGGGGCCTCCCGGTGCCGCAGATGATGACATACCCCAAGCCGATCACCAGCGCCATCGTAAACGCAAACTGGATCGCCTCGCCGGGTGGGATGTTGAGGATGGCGGCTGTCATGCGGCACCGCCGACAACGAAGCACTCAAACAGCGGCTGAGCGCCCCCGCCAAGTAAAACCGTATCCCCGGCGCGAAGGCGATCGATATTCGCCATCAACTCGTCGCTATCGCCGTTCTCGGATATGAACCGCTCCAGCTCGACAAAAGCCTGAGCGTGCTGCCCCTGAATCCGGATGCTGACCATCCTCATGCGGCTACCTCCCCCGCCTGCATCGCGGCCGCAAGGGTCATGCGAACAAACGTAGCCTCGCCGATGCGTCGCTCGGTAGACTCCCGCTGGATCCATTCCGCCAGGTCCGGCTCAACGGTCACCGTTATCCTCTTCTGCTGCGCTTCGCTGTTTTCTGCTGCCATAGACCTAGATTACATCCGGTTTTGCGGTTGTCAACAGTTTTTTCGTGCCACAAACGCAAAAAGCCCCCGCCGGTTAGGGCAGGGGCATTTTGCTGGCGTCGGGAATATGGTCTACGAACGCAAAAAGCCCCCGCCGGTTAGGGCAGGGGCTTGAGTATCTACGGCAGTGCGGGCTTTACCACGTCTGAATTTGTACGCGCTTCCATGCGCCGCTGGCAGTGCAGAAATACAGATAATCCACATCCCCGGCGATGGTCCCTGCCGTACACGCTGCCGCCGCTGAGGCTGGAGTCGTCGGGCCAACGACCAGAGACCAAGGCACCCACGCTGCGCCGTTCCATCGGAGCAGTTGCCCGAGCGTGGCGGAGGCCTGCGTAATCTGTGACGGCGTGAACATCGTTCTCGGCGTCGGCACGGTCGTGGAACGGATCGCGCGGATGGTGGTCGCGCCGGTCGGGACCACCCAGGTTTCTGACCAGCCCGCGCCACTCGTGGGCGAATAGCGGGCCGTGTACGACGTCCCGGTGGGCGTGATGGCGTCGTTGGCGTAAAGCGTGATACTGAACGCGCCGTTGGTCACCGTTACGGTCTGGGACCAGCCGGACAGCGTCTCCGAGCCAGCGTAAAGCGGTTGCGCGGTCGCCGGGTTGTTAAGGGTCACGACGACCGTACCGCTCCAGTTGCCGCCCATGGGCGTTTTGATAGTGTCGGAGATCGTGACCGTGCTTTGCGCGTGCAGCATCGCCCCGGCGAAGGCCAGGTAGAGAAGGTATTTCATGGGTGGGGCTCCTATTTGTTCGTTTCCGCGTTGACCTTAGCCAATGCGTCGGTGAGGAATTTCGGCAAGCGCCAGCCAGCGCGGCCGACGTTCTCGGCGATGCTGATAAGTTCAGTGGCACAGAACCAAGTCGCCATCATGCTTGCGAGGTCAAAGCCGATGGGATGGGCTGCAACAAAGGCATGAATCGCGGCGATCAACAGCAGCGCCACGGCCTTTTTGACGAATCCTCGGCGCGATACGTCCGACGACACCGCGCCGGAGGACCACGCCACGAGAAAGCCCGTAGCGAAGTCGATGGCTTGCAGGATCAGGAGTGCTTGCAGTGCCACGCTCATTGACAGAAACACCCCCATTAATGCGCCCGGTAAGGCCAGGATCATCTTTTTCGCTGCGGTCATTCGGGCTTCCCTCCCACGGCTTTCGTAATCAGCACCTGGAACTCAGCGAGCTTCTGCATTGCGTCGGCCAAAGCTTCCTCGTCGATGATTTCCTTCCCCGTCAGCCGCTCCACTTCGCGGGCGATGAGCGGCGCGGACCATTCGAGCGTCCGCATGGCGTTCTGCAACTTCTCCGGGCCACTGCCGCCCGCCTGCTCCGCGGCGGTCACCGCGCTGTAGACCGTCTGCGCCAGCGCATGGAACGGCGGCGGCGTGAACATCAGCGCGATGGGCGCGGCCGTCTTCACCCCGCGCCCCAGTTTCGTGATCCATCCCCAGGCCATAGTTACCCCCGGTCCAAGTCGTTGTAGATGCGGCGGTAGCCCGTCTCGCCCTTCGTCGCGATCCAGTAGGCCGCGTCGTGGACCTCGATCATCCGCTCGAACGTGCCCATGTCGTAGCGCAAATGGAGGTGGATGGGCTTGTCTGCCGGAAATCCTTCCCGGACCATCTCTTCGGCGTCGAAGTACGTCTCGCCGAGCCCGCCACCGTTAGCGATCAGCAACGGCGTCGGCAGGCCCATGCCGTTGCGATACCGCATGGACTTCGCGGAGAGCTCCTCGGCGAGCAGCCGGCCCTCGGCGATGGTGGCCGTGTCCGTTTCGGACTTGCCTTCGAAGGTTGCTGCGTATTTTTTCAAAATGTCGGGCTTGCCGACTCGGACGATTCTGTCAAACATGGTGGGGTCCTTGGATGGGTTGGATAAATTGAATTCTTCGGATTGGCGAGAATTCAATTTACGAACCTCGTCAATCGTGATATTGGGGCGATGAAGCTTTAGATTTCCGTAGGCGAGACTAGCAACCTGCTCGGCCTTGTCTTTCGCCGTCATGGCCGCGCTCATAGCGCGGAGCTTGGCAATCGTCTCCGGCTTGGCGAAGAACTTCTCAGCGTCGAGCACGGGGCGACCGTCGGGGGTGATGATTAGGCA